GGACTGCAGGTAATCCCTTAATTCCTGTTATAGTCTTATGAAATTATAGATTCAAGTCGGAAGGTTGTTATTAAGGATGACTTTAATAAATAAAATTTTTGAAGATTCAAGCTGTGTAGTTCCCAGTGCTATTGATAATGAGAAGGACGAAGTAGTACCAAAGAAGACTACTTCAGGCTATACAGATGTAAAACTCGGTGCTGCGTCCCACACCGATTCATCAGATTCTGATGATAAAACAGGGTTCAGGGTAAAACCTTTGAACCCCTCCTCCATCCCTCGGCAAGGTTGGACTAAAGGAGTTCCCCGCAAGGGAGGTCGAAGGTCAGCTTTTGAGGGCGATCAGAAGTTGAAGAGTGAACTCTCAGATGATCCTAAACTACAATTGACACTTTTACGTAAAGCTAAAGCAAAGCGTAAAGATGAGAAATTGTTTGATAAGGATCTTAAGCGAACTTACCGCTGGAAACCACAGGTTGGTTCCAGTGTTGAATCCGATTTGTTAATGGTCTCTGAATCCTTGAGTGTCGATTTGCAAAACTCATGTTTCTTGCAGATTGAACCCCAAGTGAATTGGCCGTCTGTTAGTACTAGTATTTCTATGGATGAAGCAACTAGTATAGCGGTTGGGGAACTGTTACATCTTGGAGGCGATGTGGTAGGTAGTGTTGATAAACTTACAGGAATTCTGGGTGATTTACATTCTACCTATACCAAAGATGGTGGAGTGAATGTGGAAGTGACTGGTAAATCACTAGAAAAGTTTTCTGGCGTGGCTGTTAATATGACTGAATTTATGGTACTTGTAACAGTTGTGGCACTTGTTATTGTGATGAAACCAAAAACCCCTGTTGAAAAGGGTTTTGTTTTTGTTGCTATCTCAGGTTTGCTTTTATCGAAAGTTAGCTTGGGTGACCTTTTCAAGAAATGCGGTTTGGCTGGTTGGTTTTCACGAACTCAAGTTGAACCTCAAGTTGGCGATTTGTATGGAGTCGAAGAGGTGACAACAATGATTACCACTTTCGTAAATTTGTATGTTTCTGCTCATTTTGGAAAAGAGTTGTTGGATCCTAAGGAATTTTTGAGAGTAACGACTATGTTGAGTCGCTCTACTCCCACTGTTGCTACAATGACAAGAGGAATTTATCTTATTGTTGATCTTGTGACAAAGGGGGTATCAAAGTTACTTGGAGGTGACGGCTTTGTTAAAACTGGTCATGTGTTTATTGATAAGTTTTTCCAAGATGCTAAAGAATTAATTGAACAGTGGGAATCAAAAGAATTGTATAACCGTGCTAGCTCAGTAGCACGTGTTAAGGAAGTGATTTCTTATGGTGAAGATGTTATTCTTCGCTTACCTAGTTCTGGTGAATTTAGAAATATACATGTAATGGCTCAGGGAACTTTAATGGAATTGAAGAAAGTTCGTACTGGACTATTACAATCAAATTTTAAATTTGCTGGATGTAGGCATGAACCTGCAACTCTTCTTTTAAGAGGAGAACCAGGGGTTTTTAAGTCACAAGCTATGCAGCATATTGGTAACGCTGTAAATGCCCGTACTCTAACCGAAGAGGATTATCAGAGGTACAAGGAATCACCTACTGCGACTACATATAATCGTCAATTTGAAAACGTTCATTGGGAAGGTTTTACTTCTGACAAGAAGGTTATTTTCTTCGACGATATTCTTCAGTGTAAAGATGTTCAAGGTAATCCTGATAATGAAGCTATGAACATCATTAGGGTTATAAATATATTTGAGGATATTTTACATATGGCAGATATTAGAGATAAAGGAAATACTCACTGTCGACCAGACTTTGTTATCGCTAATACTAACATGATGACATATAATTTGGAATCTATACATCATCAAAGTGCTTTTACGCGACGTTGGGATATTGTAGTTGATGTGCACCCGCGGCGTGAATTTAGTGTAGATCCAGATGTGTCTGGTAAAAATCGCAAATTTGATTTTGACAAAATACCTAGATGGACTCCTGAAGAATGTATTGGCCGTGAACATTTGATTGGTGTGACTCGAACTCACCCGGATATGTGTGAGTTCGTTTTGCAAAAGTTAACTGCTGATGGACGTCAATTTGAAGAGGCAGCTAGTGCTCCTTTAAGTTTTGAGGAATTGGTTGATAAATTAGTTGAAACTTTCGAAATAAAACAAGCTCGGTATAAGGGTTATTTAGCAACCTTGGATGATACGTTGACTCGTGAGCGTGCTAAGTTTTATAAACGTGTTACTCCTGAGTCTGGTGTGGGTCCATCAACCTCAGCTGGATTCATTCCACAAGAGACTTCTTTTGAAGAAGCTTTTGTTTCTATGACTTCTCAATCACCGTTTAAAGTGGTTATATTTCCGCTTGAAACCATCATACCAGAATTTGAAGGTAATGCCTTTGAAATTCAATTAGAACGTCCGAGTGCTCTTAGTTCACTTGGTTTTGGTGGTGTACGTTGTTTGAGACGTACTGAGGGCGATCTTACAAATTTTACACAATTTGGCTATAGT